TTGATATCTATTGTAGAATTAATAATTTTACCGTGAGGGATTGGAATGTGTATAGTATAAAGATTTGGGGCTCCATATTGTTTAGATAAGTTATCTACCGTTACTATATGTCCAGATGGATATTCATTGAGAACTTTCATTTCTTTTCCTTCAGATTTATTTTTTCGTGTTTTTAGCGACCATCTCAAATACATCAAGTATGCTCATATATTTTCTACTAGCTTTTACATCTCTAAATGTCCAGACACCGGTACTATTGAGAACGTCAGAAATAGCTGGCTTTTCATGATGCATAAGAGCATTACAGAAAGTCATTACATCCATGTTTTTGAACTCAGGGATATTCCAGTTATTTTGAATAAATACGAATTGACCGATAATCTCCATCGCTCTACCGAATTCGTAATTATCTCTAATCATAGCTCTTACGTTCTTTCTATTAAATCCAGTATCTGGCATCAGAGCCATCTTCTGATTTACAGTACCTTCAATCGTAGTAGATTTACTTTCTCTCAACATGTGATAATAATCAAGCTTTTCCTGAATACCACTAGTCTGAGAAATGATATGTCTAACGTAACTACCAGACATGTTATTCTTACAACGACAAACAATAGCTCCAACTTCTTGAAGTTCTACTCCAGAAGATCCACCATCGAGAGGATACTTACATTCTTTATCTCTAGTCTCACCAACCTGAACAGGACTAACAGAACGAGTTTCCATTAGATTAGATACAAGGAAATTGAACTGAGAACCAACTCCCTTAATTTTATCAGAAGCTCTCATATTCGGAAGGTCTTTCTGAATAGGAGCAAAAGGATCCATTTTAATAGAGTCACCAACATGTGCCGTGAGAATAAGATAGATTCCAGCTTCACTACAAATAAGAGGAAGCTGTCTCATCATCTGAGATTTCTTATTACCATCGACCATATAAGAGGTATTAGTACCTTTATCATCTAGACCCTTATCAAACATACTGATCTCTTTTGCAGATTGCATGAGAGTCCAGCTGTCAATAGCAACGATAGTAGGAGTATATGATTTAAAAAATTTACCAGTATCTGGATTAATGAAAGGAGTTTCTGCAATGAACTCTTTATGTCTAGCTTTCTTTTCTTCAGCAATATCTTTAATTACGGTAAAAATACCATCCATGTCATAATCTGTTTTATCATACAAAGTAATACGTTCATCGATCTTTTTACCAGAATCATCTAATCTATTTCCAGCTAGAGATGTAATCCTTTCTACATCAGAAATAGAATATTCAGTATCATAACAAATACCAGTAGCTCCGATATAGTTAACAAGAGCTCTAGCGAAATAACCCAAAGCGATAGAAGATTTAAATGTTTGTTCTCTTCCGACCAAAGCATTTGTTATATTAAGACCACCGTTTAATACCCAACCGTTTTTACCCGGAAGAAATTTACCAGTAGCTAGATCAAACATGGTTCCGGTGTTAAGGCAGAAACGTTTCATATCACCATCATTTCTCTTTACAACATTAAGCATAGGCATAAAAAATACTCCTTGTTTGTGGTTAGATTAATACTATTAGATCATCTATCATTATTATAAAAAATCTCTATTTCAATCTAGATACTATGACTAATTTCATATAAACTCATTGAGGGAGATATATTTACAAATGAACGTACTTGCCGGGATCGAAAATATGCATATTAAATATACTGAGAATGATTTAGCTATTGAAAATATCAGACTTGAACTAATTAAATTAGAAAATATGAATAATAATCCGGAAGAATTGATTCTAGGTTTAGAAGCTTTAATGTTTCAAATCACAAAACTTGGTGATGTCCCTGGCTTAGAAAGTATTCTTAGTAAATTAGTGAGAGTACTTTTGGGTTTAGTGGATTCTATTCTAGGAATGATAAATAACGCTGGAGGATTGCTACAAAGCGTGGTTGTAGCTGTACCTAGAAGCGAATTAGAGGCCAAGCTAGATAGTCATATGATGAAATATAATACCCTTAAAAACTCGAACGATTATAGAACAATATCTAAAATATCTTTACCTACTTTTCCTTTTAGAGTATCTCCAAAAGAAGTATCAGAAAAGATTGGACTTATGTTAATTTCTACGAATATGAAAGTTCGTATGAAAAATATCATCGATGTCTTGAATATGTTTAACGATACTCTTAGAAATGGTAATCCTAATAAGTCAGTATCTATTATGGGAGAGTTACATGTTTTGACTAATAAAGATTATTGTAATAAGTCTCTTCTAGAACTAACAAAAATTGTACTACCGAAAATTGAAGTAAACTATGAGAATTTTGGTGATAGATACCATTCGATAAGAGAATTTACAGATGTCGTAGGTATGACATTAATGAATAAAAATGAATTAAATACTTTAGTTGTCGTACATGATCTTTCTAAGAAACTATATAAGAGTATGGAAAATACTAGAAGTATATTAAGCAACATGGCGTCTAATGATGTCGAGATGGAGAAATTTAGAAAACTTCCTATAGTTCTATTCGATATCGGTATGCTGATTAAAATATATGCAATGATGGTAAAAGAATATCATCATCTAGAACATAATCTAGCATCTGCTGTTTCTATTCTTGTAGTAAATCAATTTTAAAAAAAGAAAGAATTGGATTAAACAACATGAGGCCTCTCCATAATCGGAGAGGCCTCATGTCGCAGTGTATTATCTAGTTTATTGAAGCTTATATATCTTTAAATATTCAGGCTAACATATTTTCCGGCAACGCGGGATATGTTAACGGGTAACTTCTCTTAAATTGTATTTGTTCGTTTTCGTTTGTAGCTTTTACAGTTTTTGAAACAACTTCGATCAACCCTTCCAACCACGAAGGCAAACATACAGACCCGGACCAATCTTCCTGGTATACTTCCCATCATCGCGGGACACGACCAGTTCGAGAGTTTTCTCGGAATCCACGTCAAGGGATAAAGCACGATTGTAGAAACCGATAAGGTCCTTGGTGCGAGCAGCTACCGGAGTACCGGTAGTGATCTTGTCAACAGAACCGGCAATGTCGCCGAGGCTGAGGCCGGACAGCGGAATGACGGTGCTGATTCCGGTGTTCAGATTGAAGACCTGAACTGCACTCGACAAGCCAGTATTCGCCAGGCTCGTCAGATATTCCTCAATTGAATTTACAGCTTTCTCGACCAGTTCTTCGGGCTCGGGATAAGTGATACCCTTTGCGATCAGCACAGCCCAATCCATTTCGATTTCGGAAATGTCGGACAGAGACCAACCCTGACCATAGAACGGACGTACAACATTCTTGGTGAACAACTTGTCGACCAGGAGCTTGGCGGGGATGTTATTATCCATATCGCCATAGCTGGAGAAGACAGCCGTCAACTTGAAACGACCATACGCGATACCGGGAACATCGGAAGCGATATGATCTTCATAGGTGAGCTCGAAAACCTTGATCTTGGGCCGGATATCATTTGGCCGGGTCTGGAGCTTACCGACATACAGTTTGCCGTCCTTGACGAGCGGCATCAGGGCCTGGTTGCCATTCGGCTTCCGGTCCTTCTTGTTTACTGTGATGATGGGCATGAGTCGACCATTCGCCCCAGCGATGACGGTACCGATTGCGCTGTTAAACTTCGGGTCCTTACCGCCGCGTTCCCAGAACGCTGCTTTTCCTTCACGCTCATTGACCGGCAGTTCGATGTAGCTACCGACGGTCTGATGCGTACTCATCAACCGGGACAAGTCCGGGAAAATGAGTTTCTTCTGTACGGTCCCTTCGGTCCCTACTTCCTTACCAACCGAATCTGAAACCATCTTCACTTTCTCAAATCTTACTGCTGACGTCTCTACCATTTGGATCTCCTACCTAGTTGAAGTTGTTGCCAGAATATACTGGCTTCAGTTAAACAGCGAACATTCTTCAGTTAACAGCGTACATTTAAATTATATATATCTGAAATCTTCTGCATCTTCACTACATTAACCAAATAAAGATTCGATATCACTAGACGATATATCACCGATGTTATTTTTTCTAGCGTGAATATTTCTAGTGAATCCAGGCTCTCCTTCTACATCATCAAAAATACCTAATTCAGAAAAAGGATATGCGCAATATTTATCAACTTCTTTTGTGTCTGAAACGTAACGATGTTTCTTCCAGCTCAATGTTAAGAACGGTTCCCCGTTTTCATTTCTTTCAATATGCTGAAATATAACCATATCTGGTTCTCGCATAACATCCATAGAATCAGCGAGATGTTCTTCACCAAATCTCTTTACTGGATTCGCTACACCACTACCGACTAATTTACTTGCATCTCTATTTAACTGATGTGCTGATAATAAAGTAGAACCTTTGGCTTTAGTATAATTACAGACATTATTAAAGAGATCTTTTATAAGAAGATGATTACCAGCTTTACTTACAGTACCTGCAGACTTCTTCATCTGAGATAAATAATCGATGATAACAGATACGATTCGGTATCCGGAGTTTTCATATCTTTCATAGAGGGACATCAATTCTTCAAATCCAAACATAGATGGAAGATATCTTTCTATTACTAGAATATATCCACTTTTATTATAATAATCATAAATGAAATCTACTATTTGTTCATCAGTCAATCCGACTGGTTTTATTCCAGTTATTGTGATATATATTCTTTCGAATAAAATCATCATATTTTCAAAGGCTTCATTTTCTAGAGATATAAACAGAATCATATTCTTTCTTCCATCTGATTTTGGAGGATTAGAATACTTTACTAACCAATTAGCGCAGTTCATTAACATATAAGATTTATAATTATGAGGAAGAGCGCAGAATATAACAGATTCGCCAAGAGCAATTCCTTCCCTCGGTCCAAACATCCTATTCAATCCTTGCCAACCTGTTTTCAGAATATGAGTAACCTTTCTTTCTTTATAAGTAGTGAATGCCCTAGCAATATCTTCTCGGTTAGTCATATCGATTTTTTCTACAGAAGTTCCATTACCAATAGAAGTATTCATATCGTTAATAGTTTTTTGGAAATCAGAGATCAGACTCTGCATCTTTCCAAGATGTTTTGTTTGTTCAGATACATCAAATGCGATAGAACATTCTCTAAGATTACCATAAAGAGATTTCACATAAGCATTTGATTTGTTCCATAGAATAAAGTTATTTAATCTTTCAGATATAGATGTTAATCTCTGAGCTGACATTTCTTCATCGATACCTTTCATTACAGCATCTTTGAGATGTCTATCTTTTTCGAACATCTTAGAATTGAGATGTTTAGTTAATATTGATCTGATAGCACTATCATTTTTATCCATTACTAGACGACTAGTCATTATCTCTTTAATTGATGATATATATAAAGTAATATGCTTAACATCAGCATCACTAATAAATTGCATATTCTTTTCGAACAAATCAAAGAGTTCTACTACTATCATTTTTACTTTTTCGTCGTTTCTATGGATAGTCAATAGCAGCAAATCAAAAAATACTCCGGCTTCTACATTCATATGTAGTGGTCCTTTTCCGTATGGATTCTTTTGGAGATTTAAATTTCATACTATAAAAACAAGGAATAAAAATCTATTTTAGTAATACTACTTTACGTCTTTATTTAATACATTATATGACGTAGCAGATTTCTTTTAGATAAAATTTAAATAAGAGTGAGAGATGACAATGACCCAAGGAGCTCTCGGAGAAAAAGAACGTTCCTACATGATTGTAAAAGATATTAATGATTATGCTAGTTTGATCTATCTCTGTACTTACTATAATCATTTTAAACGTTTTGGAAAAGCTGCTTCTATCATTAAAAAAGTTATCATTAAGCATCAATCTATTCTGAAAGCAAATATTGCTTCTATTGTAGTAAATGAATTAGAATTATCTGTTTTTAATAAATTCGATAATCTGATGTCTGTTTTATTGTACGATGAAAAATCGAATGTTGATAAGATCTTTGTATCGACTGATGATATCACTTTACTTATTTCTAGAATTTCTAATGATTTCTTCGCTAGAGATACTATCAAACTTGTAAAACTAGTCTTAGCTATTTGTAATCAAATAAACTATGAAG